GCTGCAGCCAGACATTACAGGGAAGAATTGGAAGCATGGGGCGAGAAGGAAAAAATGCCAGACAAGCACGAGTTATCTGGAAATGTGCCAGTGATAATCAATCTCATAGAAAAATCAGTGGAGGAGATCAAAAGTGAAAAGAGAACTCAACCTGCCGATAACCCCCAAGCAAGTGGAACTTCTGAAAGTACTAAATGATGACATTCATACGGAAGTCTTCATGGGGGGCGCAGCAGGGGGATGCTTTGCCAAAGATACATCGGTAGAAATTTTGGGTGGGCAAAAGAAGATACAAGAGATTAAGAAGGGTGATTTGGTGCTTTCTTATGATAAAGAAAAGAAATCTTTATGTTATAATAAGGTAGTAGAAACTTTTATAAATGGGGGGGGTGTAGAATGTATAAGAGTTAAGACAAATGGAACGGAAATCAAAGCAACAGCGAACCACAAGTTCTTATTTAATGGAGAATGGATTGAACTTGGAGAACTTGCCTGGAGAGATTTGGAAAGAGATAGACAAGAATGGGATATATTGGATAAGCAACAAAGGAAGATTGAAGACAAAGAACTGGAAGAATTCTGGAAGAGAAATGATAATGAATCCGGCAATAAGCAGAAAAGGATACTTGCATACGGTTATTGTTTTAGGCGGAAAGAACAAGGCAGTGAAAATTCATACGTTAGTGGCAGAAGTATTTATACTGAAGATATTGGGAAAGAACCAGATAAACCACAAGGATTTCAACAAAAGGAACAATCAGATAGAAAATCTGGAATGGGTGACCCCAAAGGAGAATTTTCATCATGCAATAGAAAGAATGAGCGGATTTCAGGGAAATGTGGGCAAGACATCGAATTTGAAGACATTCAGGGGAGAGGAGAATGCATCAAGCAAACTGACGAATCGGCAGGTCATAGAGATAAGAGGGAAATTCGTTCCTCACAAATGCGGGAGAAAGCAATTGGCGCAGGAATATCATGTAAAGCCAAGCACCATAAAGGATATTATTCTGAGAAAGAGTTGGAAGCATTTGAAATAAATTTGGATGATATTTGGGAGATAGAATTTTATTCTTCAGATGAGTGTAGGTATGATTTTACTGTTGAGAATACTTATAACTATATCATTACAAAAAACAAAATAATAGTACATAATTCAAAGAGCTTCACGGGATGTCTCTGGCAGATAGACAGAAGACTGAAATATGCTGGATCTAGGGGATTCATTGCAAGAGCTCAACTCAAAACATTGAAGGAATCGACACTATTAACTTTCTTCGAGGTATGCAAAAAGCTTGGGCTTGTGCAAGGAAAGGATTTTACTTACAATATCATGACAAGCGTGATAAAATTCTCGAACGGATCAGAGGAATATCTGAAAGACTTGTTTTTGTATCCCTCCGACCCGGACTTCGTTAGTCTTGGTTCAACGGAATTCACCGACGGATTTATCGATGAAATGCCAGAGATTACGGAGCAGGCTTATCAGATCATCAGATCAAGAATAAGGTATAAATTGGATGAGTTTGGATTAATACCCAAGATCGCCATGGGTTCGAATCCCTGCAAGACGTTTATTTACCGGGAATTCTACAAGAAGTGGAAGGACAATCAGTTAGAACCCTACAAGGCGTACATACGGGCCAGCGTATATGACAATCCGTTCATATCCGAGCACTACATAGAGAATCTTAAGAAACTGGATCCAGTCAACATGGAGAGACTTCTGAACGGGAACTGGGAATATTCAGACGATCCTTTCAAATTGTTCAACTATGAGAAGATAATAGACATGTTCACGCTGGATGCGGAGAGGGGACTGAAATATTGCATAGTGGACATGGCCGGACTGGGAAGGGACAAGACAGTAATTTCATTTTGGGACGGATTTTATATTTCCGAGATAATAATGCCCCCGAGTTCACTAACAGCCAAGGAGCTTGACGAGATGCTGACAAAGAGAATGATCCCATCGAGCAACTGCCTGATAGATGAGACGGGCGTTGGCTTCGGGATAGTCCACGAACTGAAGAACACGTACAAAAGGGAGGTCAGGGGTTTCGTGGCTGGAAGTTCGCCGATCAAGAAGGAGGACGAAAAAGAGATTGACAAAGTGCAGCACAACTTCAAGAATCTTAGATCACAATGCTGGTTCACCCTTGCCAATTACGTGAATTCCGGAATGATAGGCATATACCTTAATGTGCCGATGGAGACCAAGAAATTGATCATAGAAGATTTAGAACAGATGAAGCAGAAGAACGCAGACCAGGACGGGAAACTGCAAGTCATTACGAAGGAAGAGATAAAGGAGCAGGGAGGATTGAATAGATCTACAGACTGCGGGGATATTTTAATGCAACGTATGTTTTACACGTTTGAGAAGAAGGTGCCATTTGCCATGGCGATGGTGAAGTACGCTAAGTGATGGTTTTATAAAGTCTGATTGGTTGCCATAATCATGACCAGCGGGAAATGTCCTCATCCTTGGAACAGGAATAAAAAAGGCACATTTACTAATGGGCATAAACAGATAAATAAGGGAAGAGGATGCTTTAAGAAAGGGAAATTGAATTGCCCAAAGACCATTGAGATAAACAGAGATTTGGGGAAGAAGAGATATTCTGAAGGGAAACATCCTTTTTATGAACTGAATAAATATGCTCAAGATAATGCATTGCCTGGCGGGTGGTATGGGATAGGAAAGGCAAGATGGAAGAAGTTGTCTAAGGAAGTATTATTGAGAGACAATTTCACTTGCCAAAAATGTGGGAGAAATTTGACAAAATACAAATATCAATGCCATCATAAAATTCCTTATGCAATTAGCAAAGACAATTCCAAAGGGAATCTCGTTTCATTATGCACTAAATGCCATATGAAAGAAGAAGCGAAGGTCAGAAAAAGGAATATCCAAATTTCTCCAAAATTATCCAAAAAGTTTAAATAGCAATAGTTTTTAAGAGAAGTATGTGGAGGTGGTCATCCGAAAGATGTTAAAAAAGAACACTGATTCTAAGCCGAATGTTGCGAGACTGCGAAGCGAAGTTTACAGCATAAAGAAAGATGTTGATAGGATAGTAGAACGTCAGCAGGTTGCGCAGGTCAAGAATCCATTTACCGGGTTAGTTACTGGAAATTATTGGACGCAGACGGGAATGCCTTGGGTTAGCAACGACGGAAGGAAAGCAGTGCTTACGGAATGGTTTTGGCAAACTTAAAATTACCCATTAGAGGAGCAATCTTCTAATGCACAATCCCGAATTTCGGTTAACATCCGACAGGACAAGACCGAAGCGTAAAACACTTGAACTACGCTCGAACGACTGACAAGGGCTTCCAAATGGAAGGATATACAGTCTGGTCTTATGATATAAATAAAACATAAGTTAACATTTCGAACCAGTAAGAGGGCAACCTAGACGTGTAGACACAAATGAATTGCGTCAGTTTAGTCAGACCCATTGGGTGAACTCCTGCGTGACTACGATCCAGGACGAGATCACAAGTATGAACTGGGATATAGTTCCAAAAGAGGGATACGAGTACGACCAGGTCAGGGAAGAGATAGAGGAAGTGAAGGAATTCATGAGGCACCCGAACAAGAACAATGAGACATTCTCGGAAATATTAAGGGCATTCATAAAGGACATACTGGAATTGGATGCGGGGGTGCTTACTAAGGTATTCTCCATAGATAGTTACGACATGGAGCAATTGGAGGCTAAGTCAGGTGCGCCTATGCTCAAGCCGATCGGGGAGAGGAAATTCCTTGAATTGTACGCAAGAGATGGAGCATCATTCTTGAAAGAAACCGATAAATTCGGATTTGTGCTCGGCTACTGGCAGTATTCTTACCAGATACCTGCACACCCCATGTGGTTCAATTCGGACGAGATATGCTACTGCGCGAGGAACACTCGAAGCATGTCCCCTTATGGATTCGCTCCGATGCAGGCACTTCTGGATGTAGTCAAGTCGCTTCATTATTCTACTTTATACAATCGAAGATTCTTCGAGGAGAGCGCGATACCCGACGGAGTTTTAAGTATTCTCAACACGAACGAGGCGGAGATGAAGAATTTCACGAGCGAATGGCAGAGCTCGTTCAAGGCTCAGCCCCATAAGTTCGCGGTGGTCAACCAGGACATAAAGTGGCTCCCTTTGACTGCAATGCAGAAAGAGTTGGAATTCTTGGAAACTCAGTCTTGGTACTACAAGATGGTCATAAGCATGTTCGGACTGACGCCCGCAGAATTGGGATTGACAGAAGATGTGAACAAATCTACTAGTGCGACACAGGCGGAATTGAGCAAGAGAAAAGGAATCAGACCTATAATGAAGATAATAGAAAATGCAATGAACAGGTCAATAATGCCCGAGTTCATGTACGAAGGTATCGAGTTCCAGTTCATATATGAGAAGAACCAGAGATTGACCAATTTCCAGATGGAGCTTAGCATGGGTATTAAATCCGTTAACGAGGTCAGGGAGGAATTGGGTCTTGAGCCGGTGCCTTGGGGGGAGGGACAATATCAAAAGTACGGAGTCGGTCAGCCCGGGGAGGAAGGAGAGCCCGGAAAGCAGGAGAGCAATGAATATACTGAGGACAGGAAAAGGGAGGAAGGCGACTTTGGCAAGGAATTCTTCCAGGGAGAGGAAAAGTTCGAGAAAAGCGTGGACTACAAGAAGAACCGAATGTCTAAGTATGCACACGAGAGGTTTGACTTAAAAGATGCTGAGTTGATAAATCGGGGAGGAAGTGACAGAAGCACCTACGAATTGCCGGACGAGAAAATAATCAAGATTGTGAAGACCGCTAGGGGCTTGGCGCAGAACCAGATGGAAGGATACGATGTGAAGTTCGTGCCGGAATTGCTGGAGAAAGGAAAGGACTATGTGGTAGTGGAGAATTGTCCCAGGGATGACCAGAAATCAAACAAGATGCTCAAGCCGTTCCAGAAATTCAGTTCAAGGGATTGGGCGACGAAGGACAAGGAATTATTGAAAGAGATAGATAATCTAAATGAGGAGTATCCTGACTGCGACTTCGATCGGATCCCCGACTTTGACTTGATATGGGGAGACTTCAAGAAGGCCAAGAACTGGGGATGGTCAAATAAACCATACTTGATTGATGCTGGAACGCTGGATAGGAGAATCATGGACAAGGAATACGTCAAGCAGTTCAGGAAGGAGTGGTTTGATATTGTCAAAAAAAGAAGGGAAGCTAAGCACAAGGGGGAGACTGTCCTGGAGAAGAGGCACAATATACAAAGCATGGATATTCAAAAAAAGGACTACAAAAGAATGAACTATGACGATTTGATAGCCGAGCATAAGAAGCTGGTTGAGGTTTTGGAGAGCCAGGACCCAGAAAAGCTGGATAATGAGCTGAAAGAGCAAAAGAGAGAGTTAGAGGAATATATTCAAGAAGCTGAAAAAAAAAAGGAAAAGGGACTAGATGACGGGCAGTATTACCACGAGCCGTTGGAAGTAAACAAGCCAAATCGGGGGAAGATAGACCAGCCCCAGAACCAGCAGTATCAAGACAAAGTCAACCTGAAAAACAAGATAAACTGCCCGAGATGCTCAAGACCGACACTAAGTGAGGAGCAATCCGATATACCGAATACTATGAGGCAGTACAGATGCGCGAACTGCCATTCGCTTCTGAGGGAAGAGGAATTGTTGGATGCAATGGATAACATGATGACCCAGAACAATAATACGGATGCGGTGAGCGTCCCTGACTGGTCACCCAAGGCGTTTGAATTCGATAAGTCCATAGACATGGAGATGAGCGTGAAGGAATTCGCTGGGTTTGATGTTTCTAAAAGTTATGAGGAGATTGTCAAGTATGTCAACAGCGAGGAATATACAAAGATAATAGATAAGTACCTTCCTGACTTGAGCCAACTGCAGAGGAAGAAACTAAGGGAGTCTATAATACTCGGAATCGAGCGCGGGTTGAACATATCTCAAATCGCACAGGAGATAGACAAATTCATCAAGGACGTCGGAAGAAGCCACATGATAGCCCGTACGGAAATCATAAGGGTATCAAACGAGGGTCAAAGATTGCATCTGGAAAAGAAGGGAGTGAAGAAAGTGATATGGCTCAGCGCGAACGAGGACGGAAGACTGTGCGAGGAGTGCAAAAAGATGGACAGGAAAGTAATGGACTTGGAAGATATTAAAGGGAAAATTCCTTTGCATCCACGCTGTAGATGTTCGTTTTCAGAATTTATTGAGGTATAGAAAGATATTTAAATGTAGGTGTATATTAAAATGAATGAGAGATTACAAAAAAGAGATAACTCAAGATATTTTAAAGAAGATGTATATTCAAGAAGAAAAGTCAGTAAGGCAGATATCTTCAGAATTAAAATGCAATCCGCGGACAATAATGAGGAGACTGGAAAGATACGAGATTCAAATAAGAGGGCCCAAGGAGTCTGTGGAATGGCAATGGAGACATCTATCTCCCAAGCGAAAAGATTATTTGGAAAGAGGAGAAAGAAAATTCAGGGAGAATCCAACAACAAAGATAGGCAAAAGGGGATACAGAATGATTTATGTTCCCAAGAAGGGATGGGTAAGGGAACATACTTACCTATGGGAATTGAAGTTAGGATCAGTTCCCCAAGGGATGATTTTGCATCACAAGGATTTCGACAGATTGAACAATTCCTTAGGCAATTTGATGTTGATGAGCAAAATAGAGCATCACAAATTACATTACGCCAAAAGGATAATCGACAGATATGGCAGATTTCTTCCAAAGAATTAAATAATACAGAATATATTGAGGTGAAATGATGGTGCTCGAAAAAGCAAAATACAATCAAAGAATTAATAGGAAGATAAACAAGGCGGCGACTGGCCAGAGAAATAATCAACTGAAGGTCGGTCTGGAGATGGTTCTTGTATTGGACAAGATGGACGAGATACTGACTGAATTAAAGAAGTTGAATTCAAGATAATGCGGGAAAGAATGGAGACCAAGCGACTGATATTTGTCATACTTAAAAAGGAATCCATGGTCGCCCGGGACTTGTATGAGGAAGTGAAGGAAATAGGTCAGCACGTGATTCACGAGGACAGGATACGCGGATTCAGGAGCTTCGTGAAGATTATCAACTCCTTCCCGGAGATAGACAGTCAAAGAAACAGAGAGAACAGAATGGTGTACAAAGTCCATAAGGCTTAAATATCAATAAAATTCTTTATTTATATGCAAGATTTCCAGTTTTATCTGCCTCTCGAGAAATCATCTGATACTCAACTAACCGGGATAGCATCTACGATATCTGTCGACAGGGACGGAGAAAGGATGTCCGAGAATGCGCTGAACGACATGGTCAGGGAGATAATGGAGAAGGGAGTGAACCTATTCGGGAACCACGAGCATTCATGGGAAAATACATTGGGCGCGGTGTGGAAGGCCAGGCTCCAGAACAGGAATATTATAGTAGATATTAATCTGGACGACCCAAATACTAACCCGAAGATTCCTATGTTGCTCAACAAGCTGAAGAGGGGGATAAAGATGGGACTCAGCGTCGGCGGGTCGGTCACCAAGGAGAGAGAAGAATACAGCAAGGAGCTCGGAAGGAGGATAAAGGTCATCGATGGAGTGAACCTTTTCGAGATAAGCGTGGTCGGGATCCCCAGCAATGCGGATAGTTTTCTTTCGCTCCCGCAAGCTATAACGAAGGGATACAGGAAAGTGGAAAAGTGCGAACAGTGTTTTGCACCGATACCCTTAAATAACAATATATGTAATTTATGTCATTGGAGAAACCATGCCTAACCCAAAAGAATGCCCATTCTGCCACTCTGACAAAATCAAGAAGGTAGAGAACGAAAAGTTCAACGATCTGTATTATTGCGAGAGTTGCAACCATAGGTTCAGGGAGGACCCGAAGGTCCATGACACTGCAAAGGCTAAGCATTCTGCCAAGTGGGACAGATGCGTTGAGCATGTAAGGGCACAAGGAAATGTAGAAAGTCCCGAAGCAGTATGCACCGAGCAACTGGGAGATGAAAGTTATGAATAATCAATTAAATGAAAGGAGGAAAGAATGAGAGAGAAGGATACAACAA